GAGGCGGAGGACGACCCCGCGGGGGAGCCCGAAGCGGCGGAGGCCTAGACGGCCGGCCGCCGCTGCCGAACGGAAAGACCCGCTTCCTCGACCTGTACGCGGCCGGGGCGGCCATGGGCTTTTCCCCGACCGAGATCGACGGCTGGGAGCCCTATCAGTTCGCGGCGGCCTGGAAGGGCTGGCGAACCGCCAACCTTCCGCCCCCGGGGCCGTCGGCACCGAGCGATGATGAGTTCCGCCAGGCCGTCGAGGGGGCGCTGAGCTGATGGCCCAGATGAAGAACCTTGAAAAGCGGATCGCCCAGCTGCAGCGCCTGCCCGAGGCGGTCCAGGCGGCGGCGGAGGCGGCTTTCGACCAGGAGGTCGCCGGCCTGGTCGCCGCCTTCAAGCGGGCCTGTCCGGTCTCTGACCTCGAGGTCAACCCCGGCGAGTTGCGCGACAGCATCGAAAGCTACCCCGTCCCGGGCCGTCCCCTCAGCGCCCGGATCATCGTCGGGGCCAAGGATGCGAAGGGCGTCAGGTACGCCCGCTACGTCGAGTTCGGCCACACGTCCAAGGGGGGGGCCTACGTCCCCGCCCAGCCCTTTTTCTGGCCGACCTACCGGGCCCGGAAGAAGGAAATCCGCCGACGGATGCTGGCCCCGGCCCGCAAGGTGATCCGCCAGCTTTTCCCAAAGGTCTGACCCCATGGCGCGCACGGACGAACAGGCCCTGCTGCTGCAGGTCTCGGCCGACATTCGCGGGCTGGAGCGGTCTTTCGAGCGCGCCGCCGGCGTGGTGAAGACCCGCTCCAAGCAAATGGAAAACTCGGCGGGGTCCCTGGAAAAGGTCTTCGCCCGGCCCAGCCTGACCGGCGCAATCGACAAGGTCTTCGACGAAACCCGGTTCCGCGCCCTGGACGCGGGGGCCGCGCGCCTGGGCGTCTTCGGCGGGGCCCTCGAGGCCCTGGGCCCGATCGGCCTTGCGGCGGGCGCAGGGATCGGCGCCTTTGGCGCGGCCCTGGCCGGCGCCCTGGCGGCGGCCCAGTTCGCCGATGAGCTGGCCGACACGGCCGCGAAACTGCACATCACGACCGACGCCCTGCAGGAATACCGCTATGCCCTGCGCCTGGCGGGCGGGGAAGAGAAGGGGGCCGACCAGGCCCTGGCGGCGTTCTCGATCACCCTCGGTAAGGCCCAAGAGGGCCTGGCCAAGTCCCGGCGCGGCTTCCTGCTGCTGGGCTTCACCCAGGAACAGATCGACGCCTTTCGCACGTCGGAAGAGGCCCTGACGGCGGTCACGCAGAAGCTGGCCGAGATCGAGAGCAACCCCCGCCGGGACGCCCTGATCTCCCTCCTGGGCCTGGACACCATGAAGCCCCTGATCACGGCGGGCGTCGATGAGATGGAGCGCCTGCGCGAGGAAGCCCGGGCGGTCGGCGTGGTCATGGACGAGGACCTGGTCCAGCGCGGGGCCCAGATCAACGACCAATTCGAGACCCTCAGCCAGGTCATCGGGATCCAGGTGAAGTCGGCCCTGGTCGACCTGGGCCCGGTCCTGGTGAACCTGATGGAGTTCGCCTCAGGCCTGTCCCGGATGTTCGGGCGGGTCGCCGAGATGATGAAAGGCGATTACGGGCGCCGGGTCGGCGAGTCGCTGCAGAGTACCCTGCGGATGGCGAACCCGATCCTGGCGGGTTTGCTGGACCAGATCGGCGGCCGCAAGGCCTCGACCCCGGCCTCGGCCCCGGCAGGTAGCCCGTCCATTCCAACCTCGGGCGAGGCCCTGCTGGAGGGAATGACGGGCGTCCGGCGGTCGGGCGGGGCAGGGCGTAGCGCCCGGGCCCGGTCCGCGGCCTCGAGCCGGCCCCAGCCGATCCGCGCCGTCGAGGTCTTCGACCCCGAGGTCCTCGAGATCCTGGCGGCCCTGGACTACTGGCAGGGCGTCGAAAAGCGGTCGAACGAGCTGCGGTCCACCCTGGACGTCTCGGGCGACTTCGTGGCGACCCTGGACGAACAGCTCCAGGGCGCGCGGGATGCGACCTATCAGTCCCTGTACGACGGAGTCCGGACGGGCCTCGAGGCGGGATTCTACGGCGGCGTGCCCGGCGTGGTCGATTACCTGAAGGCCGAGCTGATGCGGGCCCTGCTGGACGGGGTCTCCCAGACCCTGGCCAATGCCGTGGCCGACGCGGGAAGCGGAACGGGCTCGACCTGGGTGAAGACCGCCCTGAACCTTCTGACCGGAAGTTTCGCGACCGGGACCAACTTCGCCCCGGGCGGCATGGCCATGGTCGGCGAGCGCGGCCCCGAGCTGGTGAACCTGCCCCGGGGATCGACCGTCACGCCGCACGGCCTGGCCGATATCCGGCCCCGGGCCTCGGCCGGGCCGGTCGTGATCACCGCCGACTTCACCGGCGCGGTCGTGACCGAAGAGCTGATCGCCAGCTTCCGGTCCTATGCCGACCAGGTCGGGGCCCGGGCCGCTGCCGAGGGCGCCGCCCGCGGCTCGGCCCAGGCCCAGTCCACCATGTACGCGCGAGCAAGGGGCAGGCTGGGCCGATGAGCGTTTCCCTTCCTTCCCTGCCGGACCTGGCCCAGGTCTCGGCCCGCCTGGTGGACTACCAGTCGGTGCTGACCCCGATCCTGGGCGGCCCGGTCCAGACCATCCAGCGCCTGGGCGCGCGGTTCGCCGTGGACGTCATGCTTCCGCCCCTCGAGCCCGTGGACGCCGCGACCTTCCTGGCGGCGCGGATGAAGGCCCGGGCGGAGAACGACACCCTGACCCTGGCCTGGCCCCAGGCCGAGATCTGGTCGGTGATCGGCGGATCCCCGGTCGTCAACGGGGCCGGCCAGGCGGGGGCCCGCCTGAATATCTCCGGACTGAGCGCCGGCCAGACCATCCCTGCGGGGCGGTTCTTTTCCTTCCAGGCCGGCGGTCGTCACTATTTGCACATGACGACCCTCGCCGTGACCGCCAACGGTTCCGGCCAGGTCCAGCTGCACATTGCGCCCCTGCTGCGCGCCGCCCCGGCCAATGCCGCCGCCCTCAATTTCTCGGCCCCGGTCGTCGAGGGCCTGCTGACCGGCCCGGTCGAGTGGAGCCTGGACCGGCTGCGCTGGACCTCGACCAGCTTCACCCTGAGCGAGAACGCCTGACGTGTCGTCCCTGACCTCAGCCTTTGCGGCCGAGCTGGCGAAGCCGGCCCTGATTCTTTTCGGGGCGGTCGAGATCGTGCTCCCCGGCGCGACCGTCCGCCTCCTGGACGGGGCCGGGACCGCGAGCTTCGGCGGGCGCACCTTCGTCGGCCGGGACGCGACCTTCGGCGTCCTGGGCGGCCTGTCGGACTTTGCGGACGGGATCGAGGACCAGGCCCCCAGCCTGACCCTGACCCTGCTGCCCCCGGGCAATTCCGCCATGGCGGCCTTCGCCGCGGCCACGGCCCAGGGCTCGGCGGTCTCGATCTGGGTGGGGGCCATGGACGCGGTCACCGGCCAGGTCATCGCCGACCCCGACCTGATCTTCGTCGGCGAGACCGACGTCCCGACCCAGAAGGTCCGGGCCGGCGAGCGCGAGCTGGAGCTGACCGTCATCTCGATCTTCGACCGCTTCCTGGAGACGGATGAGGGCGAGCGGCTCAACAACGGATTCCACCAGTCCATCTGGGCCGGCGAGACCGGCCTGGAGTTCATCAGCTTCGTTCGCGACCAGCCGATCTGGGGGGCCGACGCCCCGCCGGCCGTCCTGGTGGGGACGGGGGCTTCCCCGAGCGGCGACGCCTCGCGCGGGGCCTTCGTTTGATCTCGCCCCTTCTCGCCCGCCGAAACGCCGCCCAGGCCGCGATTGACGCCTTCCTGGGCCAGCCCTTCGCCTGGGGCCAGGCCGATTGCGTCCGCCTGGCCGCGACCGTCCTGGCGCACCATGGCCGCCCGACCGACCTGAACCGGGCCGGCAAATGGCACAGCGCCCTGACAGCCCGCCGGGCCCTGAAGCGCCTCGGCTATGCCGGACTGGGCGAGGCCGTGGACGGCCAGGGCCTGCCCCGGATCGGCCACGCGTTCCACCTGGTGGGCGACCTGGTCGGCCTGCCGGCCCCGGACGGCTGGGATCTGTCCCTGGGCGTGGCGGTCGGCAATGGCCGGGTGCTGGCCTTCAACCCCTTCGACCAGCTGGGCGGCATCCTGCAGCCGGGCCCCGAAGACGTCCTCGCGTGCTGGAGGGTCGATCCATGACCACGGCCGTGGTCGTTGCGGCCAAGTGGGTCGCCCTGAAGGCCTTCGAGGTCGCGATCGCGGCGGGCGCGACTGCCGAGACGGCGGTCGCGGTCATGACCGTGGCCAAGGTGGCGGCCGAGGTGGCCATCACCGCGGCGGTCTCTGCGGCGATCACGGCGACCATGACCCCCAAGGTCGGCGGCGACTTCGGGACCCAGGTCGATTTCAAGGCCGATCCGCGCGGCCCGATCCCCTACGCCATGGGCCGGACGGCTACGGCGGGAAACATGGTCTTCGCCCAGACGGCCGGGTCAAAGAATAAATACCTGAATTACGTCACGGTTTACTCTGCCGCTGGCCCCATCGACAGTTATGAGGCCTTCCTGGTCAATGGATCGCCCGTCACCTTCGGGACGGACAGTGGCGAGGGGGCCTCGGGCTACTACCAGAACCGCATGTGGCGGCGCACCCAGCTGGGCGCACGGCCTGAGTCCGACTGGCTGCGCTGGACCGCGACCGGGACCAAGGACACGCCGGCCGACCATTCCGGCCTGCCGGCGGAGTGGAGTTCCTCGCACAAGCTCTCGGGCCTGGCGGCGGATCTCTGGGCCCTGCAGTACAATTCGACCGTCTATTCCTCGGGCCCGCCCCGGAAGCTAGCGGTCGGAAAGTGGGTCAAGGTCTACGACCCGCGCCTGGATAGCACCTATCCCGGCGGATCCGGGGCGCACCGGGCCAACAACGAGGCCACCTGGACCTGGTCGGAAAACCCTTACCTCCACGCCCTGACCTGGGTGATTGGCCGGCACGTGAACGGCGTGCGGATCCTGGGTCTGGGCGCGCCCCTGGCGGCGATCGACGTGGCGGCCTTTGTCGAGGGCGCGAACGTCGCGGCGGCCAACGGCTGGAAGCTGGGCGGGGTCGTCTATTCGACGGACGACAAGTGGGAGGTCCTGAAGGCCATCCTTCAGGCGGGCGGCGGCCGGCCCATGCGCCTGGGGGCGAAGATCAGCTGCCTGGTCTCGACGCCCCGGACGTCCCTGGCGACCCTGACCGGGGCCGACGTGGTGGGCGAGGCCCAGATCACGGGCACGCCCAGCCGGCGGACCCGGATCAACACGGTCTGGCCGAAGTACCGGGAGGAAGCCCAGGGCTGGGAAATCGTCTCGACCGACGCCGCCATCCAGGTGGCCGCGCACGTGGCCGAGGACGGCGGCAAGGTCCGCTCCCGGGAAGTCGAGTACCCCCTGGTTCAGTCGCCCGTCCAGGCGGCCCAGCTGGCCCGCTACGATATCGAGAACAGCCGGGAGTTTCAGCCGGTCGTCCTGCCCTGCCGGCCGGTCTGGATGGGCTACAAGCCCGGCGACTGCATCACTGTGAACGAGCCCGAGTTCGGGCTGGTGAACCAGAAGATGCTGATCCTGCGGCGCCAGCGCGACCCGGCGACCCTGATCACCACCCTGACCCTGGTCTCCGAGACCGACGGCAAGCATGGCTTCGCCCTGGGCTCGACCCTGTCGCCGCCGGCGACGCCGGGCCTGACCGGCTACGACCCGAACCAGTCGACCGTGGTGGCGTCCGGGACCTGGACCGCCACGGGAACCGCCCTGACCGGCCCGGACGGCTCGACCCAGCCGGCGATCGTCTTCGTCGGCGAGTGCGAGGACCCGAACGTCACGACCGTGATCGCCGAGACGCGCCTCAGCCTGGGCGGCGGGACCTTCGGCGACTGGATGAGTACGGAGCACTCGCCGCAGATCAAGCGGATCGAGGCCCGGGGCCTGCTGCCCTCCAGCGATTACCATTGCCGGATCCGCTACCGGACCGCCCTGGCGGCCGAGGGCCTGACGGGCCTCGACCTGGGGATCAAGACGACCGGGGCCCTCTCGACCTCGGTCGGCATGATCAACGGCATCACGGCCGCCCAGCTGACCGCCGATCTGGCCTATGTGGCCGAGCAGGGCCGGCGGCTGAACCAGGCGGTCCTGGAGACCTTCAACCGGCTTCAGGACGAACGGCTGGCGACCTTCCAGGCGACCCTTCACCAGGGCCAGCCGGTCAAGAAGATCCTCATCGACCAGGACACGGACTGGACAGACGGGGACCTGTCGGTCTTCCGCCGGTTCAACCTCCTGGGCGCGGTCACGGCGGACGGCGGGGCCTTTATCCTGAACGACACCACGGTCCAGGTCAGTGCGACCGAAAGCCTGGCGGACTTCCGGACGGCGGTCACCGCGGCTCAGGCCACCAACACCGCCGCGATCGCGACCGAGGCCACGGCCCGGGCCAATGCCGACAGCGCCCTGGCCTCCAGCCTCTCGACGGTCTCGA